TGTGTATCCATTCTTCCTCGGAACAAGAGGCTTTCCAATTGCGCTATGACGCACTCTGAAAAAAGTTCTCCTCTCTCTAGACAACCATGAGCAACGCAGCTGTGAATATAAGCATGAAAAAGTTTGACATGAGGAAGATTCCTCAGGACGCCGTGGTAATTTTCATTGGCCGCCGCCGCACCGGCAAGTCCACCCTCGTGCGCGACCTCCTCTTTCACCACCAGGATATGCCCCTCGGCACTGTGATCAGCGGCACAGAGGAGTCCAACTCCTTTTACGGAAAAATGATTCCGCCGCTATTCATTCACGGCGAATACAACCCGGTGATTTTGGCCAACTTCGTGAAGCGCCAGAAGATGATTATGGCCCGGATTCAGCGGGAGCAGCAGGGGGGCGGCAAGTCCCGCCTAGATCCTAGGTCTTTCATGATTCTGGACGACTGTATGTATGACGACAGCTGGACACACGACAAGAATATTCGCTACCTTTTCATGAACGGTCGTTGGCTGAAGGTGTTCTTTATCATCACGATGCAGTATCCTCTCGGTATCCAGCCGGCGCTGCGCACGAACGTGGACTACACCTTTATTCTGCGCGAGCCCTACACGACGAACCGCAAGCGCATTTTTGACAACTACGCCAGCGCATTTCCCTCTTTTGAGTTTTTCTGCCAGATTATGGACCAGTGCACCCAGAATTTTGAGTGCCTGGTGATTGACAATACCAGCCAGTCCGCGAAATTTGAGGACTGCGTCTATTGGTATAAGGCCGACCTCCACCCCGATTTCCGCATCGGCGCAGCAGAATTCTGGCAGCATTCGGCGAACTTCTACCGCGACAAGGAGGAAGAGGAGTCTAATGTCTATGACCCCAATGGCGCGCGGAAGCTGAAGGGGCCGGCCATCGCAGTCCAAAAGAAACAGGGCTAGGGGTTAGATGGAGCTTCGCCTAGTCTACATTGTCCTCTTGATAGCCCTCGGCCTTCTGGTGGCCGACAGATTCTACCGCATCAACCCCTTTTTAGGCATTGAAGGGTTTCGCGTCGGTGACCCTCCTCGGTGCGGTGTGGATCTCCCCCCTTGCGAGCACCCGACACGTTGTATAAATGGCTTCTGTCGGTCTGAGGGCAAGCCCCAGCTTTATGACAGAAATCCTCTTCCGGTCCTGCCCTAAAACGTTCCTCTTAAGCAGAATGAAGCGCGTTCGCGGTGGCTATGGACTTCTCGGACTCCTTGTGGTCCTCTTTTTAGTGGTGGCGTTCCTGCCGACTCTTCGTCGCGCGTTTGCCCCCGTATTCCCCGAGGGATTCAAGAGCAAGAAGGGCTCCTCTTCCAAGAAGTCTGAGGGCTTCCGCACTCAGGACTGCAAGGGTGTGCTCTGTAAGGAGGGCGAGTTCTGCCAGGAGAATGTCTGCCGTCCTGTCATGGCCCCCATCACAAATGACTATTTTCCTAGCAAGTAGAGGCTTTACTTATGAGTTTATAACTCCACTATAAAGCTTCTTCAACACTCTGATTAATCCTTCTTCGCAGCCATCTTGCGCGCAATCGCCAGATCAGCCGGTCCCTCGGAGCCGAACATCTCCGTCACAGAACTATCCAGCTTGGACCCAACGGCCTCCGCCTCCACCGCCGCAGCCTCCGCGTCATTCAGCACCGTGATTCCAGGCGCGGCAGGAGGCTTCTTGCCCGCCGCCGCACGAGAACGCTGATCGCGCTGGAACTGCTCGCGCTGCTCCTCGTTCTCCTTATACTTCTTCATCAGCGTGTTCAGCTGATCCTCGGCATACTCCTGCTCGGGCACATCGGACGGCTCCGGATCCCACGGCAGCCACTTCCCGACCTCCCCTACAAAGATGTTGTGGAGGGGGTCCGTGCGCTGGAGCTTCTTGGAGCGGGCCACCGCCTCCGGCTGGGAACTGTAGACGCCACGGACCTTCAGGCCACGCACCGTCGTGCGGAACTCGTTCTTTGTGAAGAACTCGTCCTCCAGCTTGCTGCGATTCACGTAGAGGAAGTCGTCATAGGCCTCCTTCAGCTTGGATCCCCGGAGCTCCTTCTCATTCTCCTTAGAGAAGGCCTGGAACTCGTTCATCAGCTCGTCCACCCGGATACGGGACTGGCGGCATACATCCGCAGCGCCGCTCAGATCCTTGGCGTCCAGGGCATCGGCCTCGGCGTCCAGCTTCGCATTGATCTTGCGAACCGTGTTCATGACGTAGGCCTCAATGGCCTTCGTGCGGGCATTGAACTCGTAGACGTTCAGGAACTTCTCAAAGAAATAGAGGTTCTTGTCGGCCAGAACCTTCTCCGGACTCAGGAAACTCAGCAGGGCGAACTTCTGCCCGGGCACCTCCGGATCCTCCTCCAGGAAATCTTCACGAGCCTCCGAGTTTGACATTCTGGAGTGAATGTGGAGTTCTGCTTTAGACGGATTCCGCAGATGGCCCCGGCACCGGTATGGATCTGAAAAAATCTTGGAATGAAATATAGAGCATGGACCCTACTATGGAGATTGTCAACCGTGCGATTAAGTATCTGGTGGAGGGCCTGTTCGTGGCCGTTGCGGCCATCTTCGTGCCCCGCCGCTCGCTGCCGTGGGATGAGATCCTGACGCTCGGCGTGGTGGCGGCGGCCGTGTTCGCCATCCTGGACGTGGTGTCGCCCAGCATCGGTGTGACGGCCCGCCAGGGTGCCGGCTTCGGTATCGGCGCTAACCTGGTCGGCTTCCCCGGTGGCCGCCTGTGAAGAGGTTACTAGCGTAACCTATTAACCCCTGTTTCAAAATCTTTTAAAGCATGTCATAGAATGACCCGCTTTAATAGATGGGGGCCAATAACGAGTCCCTTGAAAGGGATGGATACATCCTCTTAAAAAACATCTTAACGCCGAGCGATTTACAGGTCGGCCTTGCTGCGTATGAAGAGGGTGGCGTGAACTACCAGCAAATGGACACCTACATACAAAACAAGTTCTTTCCACGGATCAACGAGCAACTAGGAGCACAGCTCGTCTACACGAAGTTCCGCCCGAGCAACAACAACAACTCGTCCGATGCAAGCACGCTCCACCGAGATGTTATCTGCTTTGGTGAACGGATCCCAGCGCTCACATGCCTCACCTATTTTGATCCGACCGAGATGGAACTCATTCCTGGCTCCCACCGGTTCACCCCAACCACATGGCAGGAGGCCTACACCCTCTACAGCCAGCGCAGGACGATTGAGATAAAAAGCGGGGACGTGCTCGTGTTCTATGCGACACTCCTTCATCGTGGCATCTTCACAGGGAAGTCCAAGCAGCGGCGGCTTCTTCAGGTGTTTGATTGCTTTGCCTCGCCTGCGGAGCAACAGAAGTATAGCGACGCAATCATTCACGTCCCGACATATAAGCCCACATTTCTCTCTTCGCTCAGCATCACCCTTTCAAAACTCCCGATTGTGATTGACGCCATGACCGCAGTCGCCTTCGTGAACGCATCGTTCAACTACGGTGGGACGATGCCTGTGTTTGAGAACTGTGATGTGGGCAAGCGCACCACCTTCTCCTCTGAAGGTGTTCAAACGAGAGTGCCCCTTACGGCCTCTCTTCAGCCCTCCAATCACTACTGTTTTAATCCGGCAGCACCGAAGCCTTTTGATCTGCCTGAAGCCTGTAAACCGCAGTGGTCCTGGAGTCTCTACACCCGCCAGGTCCTTAAAACTCTTTTTCTATGTATTCTCTGTGCGGCCCTGCTCTCCTATGGGGCCTATAAGCTCTGGACAGCTAAAAATGGGGTTGTGCGCAGAGTTGGACTGCGGGCGACTCGCTCCTTGCGACGGCGGTAACCCCCTTTTGAGACATATCATCTGCCGCTGACATTCAGCAACAGGTGATGCGCCACACTAACCCCTCTTACGCCCACTCTAAGCACGGAAACGTGTCATACTCCTTTTGAGCAATAAAGTTGTATTTCTTTCTCCACCGCAGACATTTACGCCCCGTGGACTGCATATAGACCTGATATAGCGTGGCAACAGCATAGGCAAACAGAATAAAATACGCAACATACAGAATCGTATCTGCGTTTCTCATCGCAACCCTCTAAATGCTCCGAATAAATTGCCACCGCAGATCCTCGCAAATCTTCTCCCAGATTTTATCCTGAACGTAGAGCTTGTCCCGATTCTTCAGCAACGGGAAGCAGGACAAATACTCGTCCAGCTCCAGCAGCTCGCAGAACTTATACAACACATAGGAATATGAGAGGAAATTGCTCCGTCCCTTTGGGCAATGCTCCTGGAACGACGGCTGGATCTCCTTGAACATGAACCGCAGCTTCTCCTCCGTCTCACGAGTCATGACAGGCGCATTCTGCCCGTTCAACCGGTTGATAATATGCGGCACGTGCTCGTAATACTTGTTATACTTCAACTTCCGCAGAATCTCCCGCACCTTCATGGGCTTCAGCGTCCGGAAATCAGAAATCCGCTCCTTCTTCAGCTCCACCATCAGCGCATCATACACCTCTTGAGGAATCTGGGTGCTCTCCTTGGCCTGGAACTGCGCCAGCCACTCATTAAAATGGTTAATGCGCTTGTAAGCGTAGTAACTGACCTCCCGTGGGGGATCCTTGTAGCTCGGCTTGTCCGAATCAATCAGAACGAACTCCTGGTGACCGCAGTGCGTGCACGTAAACAGAGCCTCGTTCATACTGAAAATCATCTCCTTCTCGCACTCGGGGCATTCTCCATAGGGGTCGGACAGGAGCTCATTGCTCGCCCGAGCGTGCTCGGGTGCCACCTTCAGCAGATACTTCTCTAGTAACTTGTCTCGCCGCAACATCTCGCCCTGTGGTGGCACAGCGGAGCCACCCGCAACCGCTGCCGGCGCCCCCGCAGCCTCCTCTAGAGCAGCCAGAACACTTCCAGGCTTCGCACGAGCCGTGGGCCTTGTTGTAGGCCCCTCTGCGCCCCGCTGAATCTTGTCCTGAATGTCGTAATAGTTATAGAGGATATCCCCCGTTTCCAGAAAATAGGAATAGATCTCATTTTTATTTGTGACAGACTCCAGATCCTTTTCAAGTTCCCTTTTTCTCTGGACTAGCTTCTCATGTTCAATATCATCGGTTGTATCCTTTATTTCACCATTTATATTTTTTATATCAGATAATAAAATATTTAAATCAGACTCCTTTTCCATTAGTTTTTGAAGTTGGACTTTATGGAGACTATCTAAAGTGGTTCGGGCCTCTGGATTGCTCCTTTTCGTAGATCTGATCTTAAAAAAGGCGGTATCCTTTGACATTGTCCTGTCTTCAGGAAATACAGACTGTTTAGGCTGTTCGGGGCGTTTGACCCCCTCTGCGCCCAGCCGCCCAGAACAGAAGTCCCCGGCACGCCCCCTCGTTTTGAGTCTGTGGCCCAGATATCCCCGGCAGGCCTCTCCGTTTTTCTCCGCCGCTGCCAAACTTTTTTTCTAGAGAAGGGGTATAAACACAAATGACGGGTGGTGGTTTGATGCAGCTCGTTGCATACGGCGCTCAGGACGTGTATCTGACGGGCAACCCTCAGATCACGTTCTTCAAGGCGATTTACCGTCGCCACACGAACTTCGCCATGGAGTCCATTGAGAACCCTTTCAACGGCTCTCCTGGCTTCGGCAAGCGCGTGACGTGCACGATCCAGCGCAACGGTGACCTGATCCACCGCATGTATCTGCAGGCGACGCTGCCTAGCGTGACGCTGCAGACGGCGGACGGCTCCGGTGCCCAGTTCCGCTGGCTCAACTGGGTTGGCCACAACCTGGTGAAGTCCGTGGAGATTGAGATCGGCGGCCAGCGCATTGACAAGCACTACGGCAACTGGCTGCACATCTGGAATGAGCTCACCCAGGAGCCTGGCAAGCAGGCCGGCTACGCCAAGATGGTTGGCAACGTGCCTGAGCTGACCAACCTGCTGGTGCAGGGTGGCGAGGGCTGCGACGACGACTGCGCTGGCGGTGAGCCCAACACCTCCAACGAGGCCCGCAACTGCGCCCCTGCCTACACGCTGTATATCCCCCTGCAGTTCTGGTTCTGCCGTAACCCTGGCCTGGCTCTGCCCCTGATCGCCCTGCAGTATCACGAGGTGCGCATCAACCTGGAGTTCAACGACCTGCGCAACCTGTGCTGGGACGTGACGCCCCAGATCACCAGCAACTACCACACGATCCGTGACCGTGTGGCGGCGGCCAACCTGCAGGCGGCCTCGCTGTATGTGGACTACATCTACCTGGACACGGACGAGC